GACAAGGGCAGGACGGACGATATCTAAGCTGCCCGTTGAAAACCGCAACAGATTCTAGCAACTGACCGGGATACCAGACCCCTGACCCCGGCGATATAAACAGGGATACCATCCAAGATGACCCCTACGAGGTAACAAGATGAATGTGATTGACCCAGCAGTAGAAGCACGCAGGCAAGCCGATGAATTGCGCCGCAAGGTTTATCCAGACCTCTACAAAGATGAGGCGGATGCTAACACCGAAGGCACACAGGACGAAGGCAACCAGCAGGATCAGACCCAGACTGACGAAGCCACACCCGATGAAGGCGGGCGGCAGGAATCCATGGCACAGAAGCAGGACGATCCAAACAGCGAGACTTGGGAGCAGCGCTGGCGGACGCTGAACGGGAAATACAATGCTGAAGTACCAAGGCTGAACGAGCAGGTTATTTCTCTACAGCAGCAAGTCGGCAGACTGATGGAACAGTTGAGCGAAACGAGAACTACGTCTCCACCAGCGAACACAGACAGCAAAGACCTTACAGGTGCGCTGTCCGAACTTCAGGAAGAATACGGAGAGAGGTTTGTAAATGCAATCCGCTCCATAGTCAGGTCTGAAGGGGAAGAACTTGTCAAGCCGGTCCGGGACGACATGGATTCCACAACCAAGCAGTTAGGGCAGATCAATTTCTACGGCGAACTGGACCGCGCTGCCTCAAGTTGGCGGCAGTTAAATGAAGACTCCAAGTTTCTGTCATGGCTGCAAACAAGCGATCCGGTTTCAGGGATCAAATACCACGATGTTCTGCTGTCACACTTTGAACATGGTGATGTAGCCAAAACAGCAGCAGTCTTCAAGTATTACACCGACAATGTGCAGCAGGTCAAGGCCGCACCCCGCACCCCGGAGCATCTTGTAGCCCCGAAGAAAACAGGCGGCGGGACGCAGAGCATAGTGGACAACAACAGTGGCGATGTAATGAGCATGGCGGCATACGAGCAGCTACAGCGTGATTACATCCAAGGCGTTTATAAAGGCAAGGAACAAGAGTTCCGCAACAAGAAACAGTCGTTTCTAAAGGCCGCCCAAGAGGGCAGGCTAATCTGATTTGAAAGGAAATTATCATGGCTATCAATAGAGTCCCCGGAGCTACCGATTTCGGAAGTTCCTCAAGCAACAAGTACACGCCAGTTCTTTATGCAATGGAACTGCTGGAGAAGTTTTACAAGTCTACAGTCTTCAGCGACATTGCAAACACCAAGTATCAGGGGATTATCAGCAAACAGGGCGATAAGGTCATTATCCGTACCCGTCCCGATGTAACCATCTTTGATTATGTCAAAGGGATGAACCTGCGTGATAAGCGTCAGTCTCCCGACAGCCCGAATATCGAGCTGACCATTGACTATGCAAAGGCATACAGCCTGAACATTGACGATATTGACGATCTTCAGACTGACATCAACCTGATGGAAGAGTGGGCATACGATGGCGGGCAGCAACTCGGTATCCAGATTGACCGCTCTATCCTCAACTCAATGTATACCAGCGCTCACGCATCCAACAAGGGAGCAACAGCCGGTGCTGTATCAGGGTCTTATGTCATGGGCGTAGCCGGTACTCCGATACAGGTTACAACCACCAATGCCCTTGACCTCATCATGGACGCTGACGCAATCCTGACTGAGCAGGACGTACCCATTACAGACCGCTGGATTGTACTTCCCGGCTGGTACTGCAACCTGCTTCAAAAAGGCGACCTGAAGCGTGCCGATATCGCCGGTTACACAACCGGTGGTGATGTCAACCAGATGATCCGCAACGGCAAGCTGGGGACCCTCTCCAACTTTACCGTCTACGAGTCCAACAACTATGTGCCTGTAACCGATACCGGTCATAGCTGCTACAACATCGTATTCGGCCAGAAGTCGGCCCTTACCTTTGCCAGCCAGCTTGTCAAGAACCGGACCTTCCCTGATCCTGACAGCTTCGCAACCATCATGGACGGCTTGCAGGTATACGGCTGGTCTGTACCTAAGCCTGAAGCTCTTGGTGTTCTTTACGCATACAAGTAACATCCAAGATTGATGCTAACACATACCCCCTTGTAACCGAGGGGGTATAACTTAACCGACAAAGAAGGAGATATATCATGGCAACTGTATCACTCGTAACATCCACGCAGACAGGCGCTTGCCCGACTAACGCAAGCCGCGCTTTTGTTCTGTCCAAAGAGATTGACTGTACCTCTACCACCACCGTCATCGCTTCTGCAGACGTTGTAGAGGCAATCAAGATTCCTGCAAACTGCATTGTAACCGCCGCTGCCCTACGTGTTGTAACAGCAGCCGCTTCCGCTACTTCTGCCGCAGGCGCTGTTCAGGTAGGGTCAACCGCACTTATCGCAGCAGCAGACCTGAAATCAGCAGCAGGGACGGTTATTGCCGGTGCAGCCGCAATCCCCGGCACAACCGCAGCCGATACCGTTGACTTCGTGCCGACCTATACCGGTGCCGGTGCAAAAGGGAAGTTTGTCCTTTCCGTAGTTGTCTGCCCTATCGGGTAGCACCATTAACGGGTGGGGGCTTCGGCCCCTGCCCTGCAAGGAGAATCCATGCAGAGCGCATACCTGAAGAACATCAAGAACGGCGAAGTGTTTGCCTACTCTCCGTTCATAGCAAAACTGCCTGAGATGGTCCCATGCAACCTTGACGGTTCATTAAAGACCGAAGATGTAGCGGAAGCCACAGCAGAGGCAGTGACAGAAACCCCTTCGGCTGCATTCATCAAAAAGACCAGAAAAGGGTAAGATATGACATCCAGCGACTTCATAAAACTTGCCAGACGCAAACTTGATGATCTTGTTGGCACATCAACAAGTCTTGGCTGGTCTGATGACGACATACTTGATTATCTGTATGAGGTCAGCGTGGATGTCGCGCAGGAAGCCAGATGTATCCGCGATGCTAACACCGTGGATGTCTGCCAGATTGATGTTGAAACAGGGACATCATTATACGATCTGCACGAATCCATCATAGATATTCTCAGGGTAGACCATTTCACAACCACGACAGCCACGGAACTGAAACTGGGCGCCGAAGAGTATGTCGCTACGCAGTGCATTAAATACAAGACGACTGATGGAGTACCATCCCTGTATCTGCTGGAAGATGAAGGGATCAGGCTTGACCGGGTTCCCACCGAAGACGGGACGTTGTATCTCAAGGTAGTCAGGGGTGTGCTAACACGACCTACCAAGGCGGGCGAATGCTCCGAGATACCCCCGCGCTACCATGGCCTTCTGCTGAACGGAGTTCTTGCCAGAGCCTTTATGAAGCCCGACTCACTATATTACAGCAGATTTAAGGGTGACGCATATATGGAGCTTCAGGCAAAGGATACCGAGCAGATCAAGCGGACAGAACTCCGCAGGCGCAGAGGGATGTAATGTCCGAAGTCATCCTCTTCAAAAAATGTCTGGGGTTCACCGATGCAAAGTCGGTGGCAACCCAGATGTCCAACCCGGAGACAGGTGAGACGCAGCTTATCGAATGCTCAAACCTTACCGTCACCGACGATGGATGTCTTGAAACCCCTCCTGAACTTTCGGTGGCCTACACTCATACCGCATCCGTGACCAGAGTTTCGGCGGGGTCAAGGCTCTTCTTTGGGGATGGCATTGATATCTACGAGCTTTCAGGGGCAACCGCCGCAAAGAGATTCCCGATACTGGACGGCCCCATGTCGCACAGCCTTCTGGATGTCCGGGTGTCTGGATCAACAAAGGTATACAAGAGCGTGAACCCTACCGGTGCAGCAACAGAGGCTGTGGCAGGGACAAACCCCGGCCCGTCAACATCGGTAGCTTATGCCGGGATGCCGTTGTTCAGTGGCGGTTTCATGCACGGCGCGAGGCTCTGTTCCTATACCGGCAAGTTCCTGCAATACTCTGCCCCGTACAGCTACGATCTGTGGGATATCGGTAACGGTTTTATCCCCCACCAGTTCTCTATCCTTCAGGCCGGATCAATCCCCGGAGTTCTGGTATGTACCCATACCGAAGGTGTTAGCACGTACATAGCCGGTGATATTGCAGACCCACAGACAAGCAAAAGATTCTACCCGTGCCAATGTATCACCAAAACCCTTTACAGCGGGTTTATATCCAAGGCTTTGGGGCATGGCCATGTCTTCATGTGTGCTGACGGAATCTACACTGTCGGGCAGGACGGGGCTATCAGCAGGCTCACCGGCAACTCTCTTGAGTTCGCTTCCGAACTCAACACCACCTATACCGGGGCGATAGTTACCGGCGGCAAATACCTTGCTTATGGCAACAACGTCTGCGTGGAGTACGACTTCAGGACTCAGGCTGTCATGCTCAGAGCGTCTGGCGTGACCGCTGCCACAGTTTTGAAGGATGTCCCATATCTCGCCTATGGCTCTACAGTGTCAACACTGGCTGCGGCTCCCAACACATCAGCCTGCTCGTTTACACTGCCCTACTCCACCCTTGGCGATTATGGGAGAAAGTATTTTGACAGCCTGTATGTAACAGGTCAGTTCGACGGAAGCCTGACAATTACTGCGAGACAACAGGATATTGAGAACACCGAAAGATGGTCATTGACCGTTGATCCAATGGGGATAGTCCAGAACCAACGGATAAAGCTGCCAAAAGGTACTGTGGGGAGCAAGGTTTCGTTCCGGTTCGACACGGACTACGGCATAACCAAGATTGAAGAAATCCGCGCCGTATTCAGTTCCGGGAACCGAAGATAATGCCCATCCCTACCCCCACAGCACACGGTCTGACTGCTGAATCTGCCCCATATCTGGGGTTTGCCAAGCAACAGCTACCGGCGTTCAAAAGGTACATGGAGCTGGGCGGGCTAAAGATTGGCTCAAAGCGTATTGTACTGGCAAACGGTGTCGTTATCATGCTGAACGTCTGTTACAGCTACGAAAACATATCCATTAGTGTTCCACCGTCTGTTGAAGTGACCACCGAAATTGTTGAAGAGACGATTATAAGGGGCTTCATTACCCACCCAAGAAACGGAGTTGTAAGGGGCTTCCAGTTCCCCGGTCACGATTCAGCCCGAACTCCCACTTATGGCATAGCTCACACCGGCATCGGATACAGCGAAGATGAAGACGGCAACATAATTGATGACGGAGACTATGCAGGCGCACAGGAAGGTCTGGCATACCCGCTGATTGACGAGGACGAGAAAGAGCGGCACTGGCTGTTCAGCAACGATGAGGGATGGGAAGCAGAAGGGCCGCAACAGTTAATGTACGGTAATGTGGATTGGAAAGGGCCAGCCGGCGAAGACCGGAAGATATTGACTTACAAAGGCAACCCCTCACGCTATTGGCCCGTAGGTCAGTTTGTCGAGATACCGGGGCTGTCAAGTGTAGATCATTCAGTTGAGGGAATGCTTAACAGCTACGAGTACATGACAGTCTTTGGCGATAAGGTCTATGAAGGCGGTCAGGTTCTGGCAACAATGCCGTGGCTGTACCATCCTCTCAACTCGGTTGACGGTGGATGGGAAGCTAACCATCAAAACGCTCAGGTGCTTGGGGCGGCATACAGAGAGTCAGACGGTGTGCTGATCTGTATCGTTAAGACCTGTTACAACTCATATCCCCACGTCAAGACAGTGCCGCCTGCTGAAGGTTCGATGGTTAGCACGTGGCAAGTCTGGAAAGACGGGCTGCTGATACAAGACTGGTATGAAAACAAGGACGGGGCTGAGAAGTTCATAGAAGAGAACCCCGGTCATAACCTTGTGGAAGTGCCAGACCCCGGCAGAGGATACTGGATAGAGGTAATCCTGCAAAAAGCAGGGGAGATTCAGGGTGGATGGAAAAGGGCTTTGCGGGTATCAACAAGTTCAGCCTGGGCTAATTGTAATTTCTTTTTCTCTGAGGATGGTACAAAAGCCTGCTCCGTAATGTTTGGAGCTTTGCACAAGATAGTAATTGACGGAGATACCGCTACTCACAGCACTGAAAGCTTGGGCGGTTTTAAGCAGGCGATCAAGACCGAAATGACAAATCAAGAGAGTGAGTATAACCCTGGAGAGGCAGCTTATCCGGGATCGCCTCCCGGTTCAGCAGCAGCATATATTAGAACCGGATTGGATTATCATCAGTGGTTTGAAATGAATGACTACACGAAAGTCTACACAGGCGTAAAATCAGGGACTACAACGCTTGCCGCTGATTATAAAGGCAACGAACTGGTCAAGTTAAACGCGACTATATCCGGTACAGATACATTCTCAAAGAGGACTTTGCGTGGACAAAGGTGGACGCAGACTGCCTTGTTAAGCAGTATATCTCCAAGAAGCTGGGTTGATCCGTGGTCTTTTATGATAGGAGAACCTGCCGCGCATCAGAACATGAACGGCCCCGGCAGTATAATATATCCGTCGTTAGGTCAATTCGCATGCAAACCTAAATGCACTGTAAC